GGCACGGGAAAGGATTTCCCGCACCAGGTGCGCGATTATTTGGAAATCAGCATCTTGAGTGCCTTGAGCGCTTCGAGGGATCCCTTGACGGATCCGGAGGCGCCGCCGACGAGGTTTTTCCAGTAGGCCGCATCGGCCTCAGAGAGCCCAGCTTCGACTGTGAGCGTTCTAAAGACCTGTTTGAGGTTTTCGGTGGCCTGTTTGATTTGCGCGGTGTGTGCCTCGGTCTGACGGCCTGTGGATTTGATGTTGTTGAGGGTCGCCTCGATGTTTGTGGTCTCCTTTTTGATTTTCTCGCGGTTGGCCGCGTCGAGGGTTTGACGTGTAGCGGTGGCCGCGTCTTGGGTGCGTTTTAGGTTGGTGTCCATCTGGACGTTGGCAGGGCGTTGTTCCTCCGTTTTGGTTTGGGCGGTCATGAGGTCTTTAGCGGCGTTGATTTTTGACGTGTCCGCAAGAGTTCGGACAATGTCGGCCGCTGACGAGGCCGCCCTGGAGGAGTCGGCAACTGGCGCCGTTGTGACGGTTCCTGATGCTCCTCCGGATGAGGAAGCTCCCATCCCACCAGACCCGGATAGGATGGGGTTGAGGCCGGCGGCGCGGAGGTCGGCGACTTCTCGTTGGTGGGCAGTGTCGGACATGTTTTTTTGCCATGCCATTTGTTCACGGGCGTTCTGTTGGGACATTGCATTGGAAGACTCCGCCAGCGATCGAGCGCTGGCATTTTGGGTTGCCAGTAAGCCGAGCTGTTGCTCGTAGGCTTGTTTGTACTGCTGGTCGGTCTGGTTTTTTGACTGATAGCCCTTGTACATATCCAGGGCGCTTGAGGCCGCTCCTAACCAGTCGCCATCGGCCAGCGAACCAAGCATGGAGCCGGCTCCGGGATAACCCAAGTAAGTCCCGACCGCTTCCGCGGCCAGACCGCCGTATTCCGAGCCAAGAACGTCCTTGGCCGTAGAGACCCAGCTGGTAGGGTTGAAGGCGACGTCGGCCACCTTGGTAATACCCTTTGTGACGCTTGATAAGAATCCCATGATCCACCTCAGAAGTGGTCGATGAGACCCGGCACGCCGTAGACCGGCATAGGTCGAGTGCAGCGAAGTTGAATAAAAGAGTCGAACAAGAAGTGCGGCTCGCTAGGGACCGCGATGACGCGGTCTATTGGAGGATTTTCCTCAATGAACGCGGTGGATAGGACCGGAGCAGCGGTGAACTTTTGCGACAGGTGCCAAGTGTCGAGGGGTTGAGCCGCGTTGGAGCGAAAGAGTCCAGTAATGATGGAAGGTTTGTAGCGGTATTCGGCAAAGCGTTCCTGGTAGCCGAAGACGGTGTTGTCCTGGGCGGCAACACCGGTTGCGTAGATTTCCTTTTGATAGACAGCCTGTTCGCCGATGTGCGAAAGAGCGGGGAGATAGAAGTCGAATCGAGTCCGACGACTAAACATGCGGTTGAGGCCTTGTTGATAAGTAAGGTCAGCACGCACAGAGCAAAGACCAATAATGATGCAGTGCTCTGTAAAGCTAGACGTAAAGGCATGTTGATTAAGCCCTACAGTGCCAAAGGCAGCGAGGTTGCCCTGGGGAGTTTCACCAGAGGCAGTAGTAGGGGCAGTTTGAGGAACTGGAGAGATATTGACGGGGGTTGATCCCCCGCCCAGGTACTCTGGGCGCTGAAGACGAGCGTCAGGGGAAGTTACACCAAAGTGAGATTTAATAAGTTCAGTGTAACGAGTACCGCCACGCGCATCACGTTCATAGATTTTTTGGATTTGGAATGCTTGGCGGAGTGAGTTGATAGTAGCGGCAGTCGCCGTAGATAGATCTGCATAGAGGTGGTCAGGGGCAGCAGAGTTAGCATAAAGCCCCATAGCCACGTTTGCAGGAGAATTGAGAAAGACGCCATCGCTCGAGATTTTTGCAGTAAGAGAGCGGGCGTTTGTTGAGTTGCCATCCATGGTGGCAAAGAGGCCCTTAACAGGGGCCGTAGTACCCAGAGGGATAGTTACACCGGGGCCCTTTTGGGGCCACGGTAGACAGGAAGTGAAGTAATCGTGGCGTTTGCCACGTTTGAGAAGCATGTAGTTCCCGACTGGATCGGGACCGTCATCGGTAGGCACCGGACGGGAGGTTTGCATATTTTCATCGCGGAACCATTCGTTGTAGATGAGGTTATAAGCGCGATGCCAGAAGGCAGAGATAGAGAGGTTTGCGACCTTGGTGGGGATTCCGAAGTAGTCCTCGAGAGACCCTTCGGTAAAGCCACCTGCAGGTGAGACGAGTTGCGGGACCAGGAAGTCGATGGAGTCGCCGGGGTTTTTTTGTTCGCCGTTGAATTTTTGCCAGTTGTCCCAGATGAGGCGGACCGGAACCGAGAAGAAGAAAGTGTCCATGAACATGTTGTCCATGACCGGGACGATAGGTGTAGCCAACCGCGCGAACGCGGTCAGCTTGCACTGGAAAGTGTCGCCGGGTAGGGCTTCGTCGACGTAGATCGGGACGAGATAGCCGGCATCGAAAGTGGTTTTGTGGCCGTGGGAACGGTCGAAGGAAGAGCGTGGAATTTCAGCCGACGGCACGCGGCTGAATTGGTGGGTCATCACTGAGCGCATTTTGAGAGACCTCTGGTGGGGCCACCAGTTGGAACGCATCAGCAACATGGCGGCGTTGTACATCAGTTGATATGTGACCGGATTCATCGTCAAAGGAGCCGATGTAGTAGAGAGAGTAGTCCAATGAGTAGCGGTTGATATCGCTGTCCTGGTCATTGGCAGCGCGAGTGAAATCGCGGAGGGCCGTCTGGTCGTTGACCGAGTAGAACGGAGCGCAGAAGAGTTGAGCTTTTTTGTCGAAGACAGAGTAGATATTTTTAATCATCGTGGAGTTCTCGAGTGAGTTTAGATACTTGAGCAGTTTTGATTTCTTCACGAACTTTGAGACGTTCGCGAGTATTGTCAGCAGCAGCAGCCATAGCTTTTTCCAGACGTTTTGCTTTTATTTCAGCAAGCCATTCCTCGTTAATCTGTTTGAGTTTGACATCATAATACTTAGGAACTGGCGCTTGTTTCCCTTGAATAACAACAGAATCTCGCATGTACATTTGTTGATAGTGACGTTCGAAGTGAGCGAGACCGAGACCTTGTGAAGCGGCAATAAATTCGGGAATAATCGGGAGGATTTCGCCTGTATCACGGTTAACACCTTTGTAATGTTCATGTTTGTTTACCCCATTTACTTTTTTAAGATTATAACGAGCCACATAGCCAACAGACTGATAAGTAACATCTCCGATGTTGCAGTGGCCCATTCCCCAGAGTTCATCAAGTTTTTTTGAAGTGTACAGTTTGTCTCCCTGTTTGTTGTTTTTATGGAAGCGTTTATCGGCAAAGTCCATGCCGAAGATGATAGCGTGATAGTGGGGACGGAGTGTTTTTCCACCGTATTCTCCACACATGAAGTATTTGATTTTTGGATTATCGGGGGTGTTGTACTCGATATAACGGCGCAGGCGCTTGAAGAAGTCCTGCATATGTTTTTTGACCAGACCGCCGTCGCGGGGTAAGTGCTGGTCGTTGTAGGTGAGGGTGACAAAGATTGCGAGATCATGCTCGCGGCGTTCGTGCGTAAGACGAATCGCCCATTGCCTGGCTTTGTCCAAGCGGCACCCCACGCAGTTATTGCAGGGTAAAGGGAATTTGGACGTCGGATCGCCCTTGCGGATATCGAACACGACGTCACCGGACCCGAGGGCCCGGTAAGCGTCCAGCGGGTTGTAGCAAGGCACGACTAGAGCCTGATACCGCCACGCATGGGACTAGGTCGAAAATTTTTGCTGTGGGACTTTTTGGCAGTATTGCGAAATAAGCGTTTCGAGGACGATTTGGATAACGAATGACGTTTCATGATTTTCTCTCTTTTGATGGTTTTTTTGTGACACGGTAGAAAGTCAGCCTAAACCCCGGTTTTGCTGGTGTCTACCTTTTTGTGTCACGTGTGCATATGACAACAAGTAGAGCATATGCGCGGCGACCCTAATCGCCGGTTTTCGGCTCGAAGTCGCCGGTTTTTTGAGTCTCAGAAATGACAGGTTCTGGCCATAGGATGGCTTGGGTCGCTTCGGGAGTGAGCAGCCCCATTTCGGCAAGTTCCTTGCGGTTTTTTTCGTTGCCGGTGAAGTCCAGGAACTCAGCAGGATCGTTGTGGAAGCGATCGCGGATTTTCGAAGGCAGTTCGTCGAAGAGATTTTGAGCATCGACGATAAATTGCATGTGCTGGTGATAGTCCATGCCGGTGACGTCGAGGTATTGAGCCTCAGCGGAGTTGACCACCGGCAATTCGCCGGTGGATTGGTATTTGGCCATGATGGTGTTGATGTCGCATTCGTCTGCGAAGGATTGGTCGGTGTATTCGGATACTTCCGGAGTAGTGATACCAGGAGAAAGATGTTCCGAGTAGTTGCTGAAGAAGTGGCCGCGTTTAACGGGTTTGGTGCGTTCGCCATACATGCTCATTTGATTCACCTTTTGGGTTTCACACCCCCGGCACGGGAAAGGATTTCCCGCACCAGGTGCGCGATTATTT